TGATGTAATGTAAATCTTATATTTATAATAATTATGTATTGAACTTTTAAAAAACCAATTATATCAATTATGCCTAACCACTTCAAAGGGAACAATATGCATGAATCTAATTCACCACGAATTAAGGTTATTCGACTAATCAAATGCCATAAATGTGACATAGACACCGGACTTAGAGAGTGCGAAATGGCAGGAGTCCGAGTTGACTATTGCTTTGCTTGCTATTTAAGAGAAGAGCGCGAGGAGTTGGGGGAATTTACCCCAGAAACCAGCGAGGTCTTCCCGTGGTAAGCCATGAAAATTAGTGTTCGCAGAATGTTGAGGAAGTTCCCTCACTGCAAAGATAACCACGCCTGGACAGATTGGAGCCCAGAGCCTTATGGGGATGGTTTAATCAAGTTCTGCAAGAAGTGCTCGAAGACTATGAACATTGAGCAGTTCATGAAGACCAAAAGAGAAACGCTCGTGTCCGTAAAAAAAGATACCGAGCAAAGAGAGATTAACGAACATATAGACTTATTTAACATTTAAGCCTGCGCTCAGGTTAATAAATTTAAAATGTTTTAAAAATTACACTCCCTTGTGAGCGCGCAAGGGTTTCTAAAGAGGACGCATGAGTAAAGACACAGAAACGCTGTTTAATCTTGTTACGATTATGTTTTGTATTAACTTCGCAAGTATAGTTATTATGGCCCTTTGGATTTTAGACATTAAGAGGATACTTAACCAATGAGCTGTAACGGTAAGTAGGAGTTTTTAAATGAACATCGACCAAGTCATATTTACAGCTCCGATGTACAGGACACTGAGCGCGCTAGCCGCGCATTTTGGTGTGAATGTATCGTATTTAAAATATCAGCTAATGAAGGCGCATAGGCTGGAGTTAGTGAGACGGATAATAAGGGAGAAGTAGGAATGAGTTGTAATTGTTTTGGCGATAGGTGCGAAATACACTCTATTGAGCGCTTTGAATATTTGGAGAGCAAGCTTAAAGAATATAAACGAACTAATAAAAATCACAAGAACAACATTACTCAACTGAAAAAAATTATTGATTTAGCCATTCCATATATTAAGAACGCTGATGATTATGAGCTTGTAATAGAGAATGGCACCAATTCTGAGCAATGGATTAAAAAGGCAAATGCGAATGAATGATGAACAAAAAGAGAAATGGAGAATTGAGTTTAATAACCTATGGCTTGATTTCGAAATGGAAAATGGTCATATAAGGTCGCCTGCTAACAAGTACGCATTTAAAACATATATAGCTGCCAGAATGACCTCGCAAGTAGAGTACGATTCAATATTAAAGCTACTCCATGAGCACGACTGTCGCATAGAAGAACTTGAGTATAAGCTAGCATTAGCAAAAGAAGCTTTGGAGTTTATTTCTGCACTGGAGGAAGATGAAGAATTTCCTGCAACTAGGATATCCAAAGCAGCGAAGAGGTCAAGAGAAACACTGGAGAAATTAAAATGAGCATCGAAAAGGCGATTCGGGTATTAAATATGGAACTGGAGAAAATATCAGGAAGCGAGAGACCTATTGTGGAAATTCGAGTGACACAGGAGGCATTTGACTGCCTCATGGCCCATACTCATAGGACAAGTCTTTATAAATATTCCTTTGTTCCTTCAAGTATTTATGACTTTAAATTAATAGGGGTTAAGTTTACACCAAAACAGAGGGAAATATGAGAACACCGCAAGAGTCACAAGATATATTAGAGAATATGGAAGAGCTGATTAATAAACAGAAGAAAGAAATCGCCTCGCTGAAAGAGCAGTTGAAGCGTGAGCAAAGGTGTACTGACTTCTATGCGAACAAAAAAAATGTCAATCAAATGTGCAATGGGGTGGGCGATGACTACGAAGAGATTGATGGTATTTTTCATGGCGGCAAACTAGCACGCGCAACTCAGGCAAGGAGAGAGAAGTGAAAGATTACTGGCTAACTCAATTAACGGTACAAATTGTTATTAACGCCTTGTTTGCAATTGCCTGGACGTTTAAGGAGTTTATTAAATGAAATTTACAATAACGATCCAATGCGAAGACGAAGAAGAATTAAAAATCATTACCAATGCCAGAAAAAACTCTCGAATAGTAGGTGAGCTGTATTGGAATGTTTTTAGAAATAAAATCAAGCATGGAAATGCAGAGGAGTCCAATATGTATGAAACAGTTTGGGAAAAAGTTAATGAGTATATAGAGGAGAATGAATGAAGGTAATATACAAAACCATTGAAGCATTTTCAGACCACGAGAGATTTTTAAAGTTTATAAGAGTTAACAGTGTGAGCGGATGTTGGGAGTGGGGCGGAAACAAAGGTCGACTCGGATATGGACTATTTAACGTCAACAAGATGCAAAGGTTTGCACATAGAGTATCCTTTTCTATTTTCTCAGGAGACATAAAAGATGATTATGTGATCGATCATAAGTGTAAAAACACTTCCTGCGTAAACCCTGAGCATATTAGACAGGTGACACAGTCAGTGAACTCGCTTGAGAACTCTGATTCTCCATGCGCGAAGAATAAAGTAAAAGAGTTTTGCGCAAACGGACACAGGTTCACAGAAGAAAACACAATCAATTCAAAGACGGGCAGAAGGTGTGCTGCTTGTATAAAAATCAATAACGATAAAAAGAATAAGCTTATCAATAAGGGGCGTGGGCTTCCTGGGCTAAGAACACACTGTCCAAGTGGGCATGAGTATACAAAAGAAAATACTTATGTGTATAAAAAGAAAAACCAAAGGCTCTGCAGAGAGTGTAGAAAAAAACTTATTAATAAGTACAACAAATTAAGACCAAAAAAAGGAGAAATGGGATGCGCGTAATTTTAGACGCCGAAGTTGCGATGAGTATTATTAAATCATGGTGTAAGCGCAATATTGCCAGCGAAGGGCTTGAGGTTGACAAGTTTGAATGGAAAGAGGGAAGCTTAGAGATACACTTAAAGGAGAGTGAGGAAGATGAATCATCTGAATAACTACTTGATCGAGGTTAACACTTATCCCGTGTTTAAGAAGAAACGAATGGAAAGATTTCTTGATAGAAACATCGGAAGAATTATTGTCGTTAGCTTTGCTCTTTTATCCTTTAAGATTTTTGCCGAGTATATCGCCGAAATGATCCTATTTTAGCTTGCAGTTGTCTTCTTTTATGGCGTTAAGTTCTTTAATTTTAGGTCGGATATGTTTTGCCATGTCCGAGACGTCAAAGCCAGATAGTCCCTCACAGAAGTCAATCGGGTAATCCTCTTGCTCTCCCTCGATGCCTTCGAATCCATCACATTTATTAAGTGGTAGCGTCTTCCAGGAGTTAAGATTAAAGCAGCGAACGCGGCAACGATTAAACTGCAGTGATAAGTCTTTGAGAATAAGGTTTTTGATTTTTGCTGATTCGACCTGGGCACAAACTATTTTATCCTTGCAACTAGTTAAAGATATCATCAATAGCAGAATCGTAATTCCCCTCATGGTTATCCTCCTTTGCTTTGTTGATTCGCTTAACAAGAATATTCCCCTCGACTCTGTTGTACAGATAACCCAGCTTAATAAAACTTGCCCTAATGATAGGCTCTGCAACTTGCTCAAACAGGTTCTCGACTGCAAACTTAATCATCCAGGTACGAACCCCACCCAGAGCAGCACTGCCCAGTAGTTTAACGAGGGCGGATTTAACCGCCTCTCTCTTAAGCATATCAATAAAAACTTGGAGGATTCTACCCACGCTTAAGCTTTTAATTCAGCAACCTTTTCTGCAATAACTTTTTTCAACTCAACCTTTAAGATTGGCAACAAAAGAGCTGCAACCGCATTGTCGATGTTGTTTTCTGATTTTTCCACTGCCTTGTTTACGGCAACCTCAAGAACATCGTCTAAAATGATGTTTGAAAGTTCTACTAGGTCGATACAAGCGATGGCCTTTTTAACTAATGGTTCCATTTAAACGTCCTTATTTTTGTACCTGCCGAAATTGGCGGGCCTGTTTTAATTCTTGATATTCACGTTCCTCTATTCTTATCAAGGAGCCTTTAATATCCTTTAAGTTGGCAGAGTTTTCGTAGTTTATCTTTTCTAGTTGGTTGATTTTGTAATCATGAAGGCGAACCGTCGCCATTGAAGCTCTTGTGTCTATAAAGAAGTTGAAAATGAAGACGATTCCTGGTGCAAGTATTCCAGTGAGTATCAGGCTTGCTAGCGCCATTGCAATTTTATAGTTTTTGATTACCCAAAACATACTCCTCCATGAGCTTTATATTATTTCAAAATGTTCAAATCTACATTATTCGTAATCCCGTCTACTTTACCGTTGTCAGCATATTGCCAGGCAACCATTGAGCTCCACGGCCCTTGCTTGTCATCAGGCTTTACAGAGGTATAACGAGCATACCAAAGAGGATATTTAGCAAATTCAGGCCCAAAGTCACACGCTTGAATTACCCCGTGATAAGTGTAAAACCATGGCTTGATTCCAGTAATCAACTCAACATGAGACATAAACTTAATTGCGTCTTGTTTGTGAGACTTAAGGTCGTCCATTGTTTGAATCATTCCCTTGATTGAACATGTCTCATAGTCCAGCGCCAGGACATCTCCAGGAACTAATCCTTCACATGTTTTTATAAAATGATTTGCTTGGGCAATCGGATCAACATTAGTTCTATAGAAATGATAAGCCCCTCTTTTAATGGCCAGAGATTTTAAACCAAGCCATCTCTCTTTAAACTTTTTATCTGTAAATCCTTTTCCTTCAGTTGCTTTTAAAATAACAAGCTCCATCCCTATCAGTGAAGGCAAGCTAACTTTCTCATTATGGTGTGATAAATCCACACATGTGGGATTACTTGTAGGGGTATTATTCCCAACTTGTGGACTTTTCTTAAAAACATTTTTTATCTTGCTAAAAATTCCCATTACTTTACGTCCTTATTAGAATCCATTCTCCAAAACAGATGACCTGCTAGAACTCCAGCAAGGAATGGAATAATTGAAAAATCATGCGATAGACTTATGATAACGCTGCTTATAGTAGCCTCTCCACCACCCTCGATAAGGGCATAGATGTCATAGATTCCTATGATAGCTATAATTGAGCAGGTAAATATCAAAGTCAGTTTTTTCATATTGAAACTTCTTCCATTAACTCAGGAACTGTATAAGGAATATTCCCACATACTGAGAAATCCAAATTTACGTTATTTTGTAAATCTACTCCTGCCTTGCGAGTATAATATTCAACCCAGACCGATTTAATCCACGCTTGTACAGCCGTGCATTTAGGCTTTTGAGCGAGTACACCGATAGTGAGCAATCCAATAGCTGCACCACTGATTTGACCTGATTGAAAATCATTTGCTGCCTTCCAAAGGTAGTCATATTTACGCTGAAGTTCTTTTGCATTGATCTCGTCGGTAATATCGACAATTTCAATTGTATATTCAGCTTCAATTTCTTCAGACCATGCTGGAATAACAATATCTGGTTGAGGGATTGATTCATCCCATGCAGGCGTTACGATTGGAGCTTGAGGGATTATCTCGTCCCACGCTGGAACAATCTCATCATTTGCATCGATAGATTCTTCGTGGTGAATAACCAAGTCATCCGCTGGGGTTACGATCTCATCATGATGAATAATTAGGGCTTCTTGAGGGATAATTTGCTCTAAATGGTTGATAATTTTATGAGGAGATCCCCACGCTTCATTTGTTTCTAACAATTCAATCCAGTCATTCATTGTTTGGTCATCATGAAAGATTGCAAATTGAACTACTTCATCATTTTTCTTAACAATTACTTTTTTATTCATATCAATAATTCCCGGTTCTAATTATAGAAAAATAAGCTCTTGATGCTGTACTGTCATAAGAAGGGGTAGTAGCGGCAGTCGCAACCTGTATTGTAACCGTTTGGCCTGCCAGTATTGGGTATGACAATACTGAAGATGATGGGTACTGCGTACCGATTGCACCACCGGCGTTTTGAATATTTGATGCGATACTTGCACCGTTAACTAAAATATTTAATTGATCCGTAGAGCCCAAAACTCTTGTTCCTATAATGGCAACCGTTGCTGAAATTGAATAAGTACCACTGACAGGAACCGTGTAGGTCGCCCCTGACATAGCATTATGAGAGTCTTTAACTTTAGTCCCAAATGTTACGTTATTTAAAGATCCGTTTAAGGTTCCAGTTGGAGGAGCTCCTGTATATAAAGCTGATACGGATTCAGAAGCGGCGATTTGAGAGGGGCCTGTTAATCTATAAATAGATAAATTACACGGGTCTGCAGAAGTTAAAGTTGCAGTAGCTCTTATTGAAATAGTTTGACCAGCATTAGCAAACACAATACCTGAACCACTCATAGATCCATTTGCGACGAGACTCCACGCGATTATAGGACGATTTGCGCCAGGAGTTGTATTCCCATTCACTGAAGCATATATATAATTTCCAGATGCGAAAGTACCAGCAGCAACTTCAACATTCACTTGATAATATCCAGATACAGGAGCGGTGTATAATCCCGTAGTACTGTTGTATCCAGCATGGGTGTCTGTACCAATAGTTGGAAAGATAAGAGGGGTTCCTGTTGTAGTGGAGCTTATTGTAGCAGCGTAAACTTGAGCAGCAACTACTCTAGTATCAGCATCTTGACTAAATACTTGAGATGATGACCATCCTTGAATAGGAACCATGAACGTCATTTCAATAACTGAACCAGATGCAAATGTTCCTGGTATTGTAGCATTAACGACACCCCCAGCACCATGGGAGTTGATCATAATGGATGATGTATCATTTATACCAACAGCACCAACATAACGAACACCCGCCACGTTAAAATCTGCTATTCCCAGGCCTTCACTTTGATTTGAGGCACCGCCAGGAGTTTTGGTTAAATCTATTACAAATCCAGATGGAAGGTTTAAAGTAAAAGACCCTGTAGGCGCTCCAGTTAAAGTAACTCTAGCAATTACTTCTAAGGAGTCTCCCACCCTTCTATATTTACCAGTGTAAGTAGTATTTGTTACCCAGGTACCCGTAGGAGTATAGCTAACCCAATCAGTAATAGCAGACCCATACAACTTAGCCTGAGGACTCAATAACCAATTACCAAAACGAATGGTATAAGCTGTAGCAGTTGCAGTATCCACATGAGCGATTAAGCGGTATGACGACGAATTGCTTGCCGATTGAAACTCAAATGCAAACTTTTCAATGATTGTTGAATTCTTAAGCAAGTATGGAGCAGGCTGAATCAGTACTGCGTTTGTTACGTCGTAAATCCAAAAAGACATATCGTTATCGGCATAAGTTCCAGACGAAATTAAATACTCAAAAGAGCACTGTAGAACTTTTCCTCTATCGGCAGGATCAATTATGAAGTCGTAAGAAAATCCTTCACCTTGTCTATTATCCGCTGAATGTGTCCACAAAAAGTTAGTTACTCCTCTAAGGCTTGAATCCGTACTTACTGCAAACGTAGATAATGGAGCACCTCCGGTTCCATCGACAGGGTTGGTCTGTGCAGCGTCTGCATACGTTACCCATTTCCCTATTTTCACCCCATCTCTGTCGGCGATATAATTCTTTGTTCCTTGAAGGCTAGGATCGAAACTCATAATAACTCCAGTTTTACAAATCTAATTCTTCCATTAATAATCACTCTTTTTCTTCCTTTATTTGGAGATGGCCTGTCTGAATTAAATGAACCAGAGTTTTTTTTACAAACCCCAACAAGCCCCGTATTCCAAGTTTTTTTTCCTATTTTCTTTTCAGATATTCTTGCTCTAGTTTCTTTTGAAACAGTATGCCCCATTAATGTCTTGCTTGTTTTTTCCCTTGTTTCTTTAGAAATAAACTTTCCTTTTTGAGATTTCCCCATCCTAACTCTTGTCTCACTAGAGCACGTGTTTCCACCAGGACTTATATTGTACCCATGCTTCTCATTTAAAGAATCGTATTGTGCAATCCAAAAAATCTCTTTTTCATGCATCTCGGTGAAGCTATCTGCAGTATCTATTTGCTCAAATATAAAATCGCTAAACTCGAATTCCTTCATTTTCAATATAAAGGAGTGCACAATTTTTCTCTTTGTCTTAAAATCAGATTTATAATAGGCAATCCTTCTCTCGAGAGATTTTTCTGTACACCCCACATAGACCATTCCATTAATTTTATTAGTTGCCTTGTAAATAATCATATTACAGGACACTCCAGCCGACACCATTAGATACAATAGTAATAGTTTGATATTGAAAAAGAATTGGTTGCGTGAGTGCTCCATCGATCGTCTGTGAAGAGGTTGTTGCAATTGTCACTGCATTTACAGAAGAATCAATTTTCTTAATATGGAATACTTCGCCCGTGTTCCCAACTGCTGTCGGAAGAGTGATCGTAATCGCTCCAGATGTTGCGTCTCCGAGAAGAACATCATCTGACTGAAGAGCTGTGTAGTTAGCTGTTTTAGTCGCTACGTTTTTATTATTTGTAGTTGTCCACGCTGTGCCGTTGTAAAAACTAATCCCCTTCATGTCGGTGTCGTAAACGACCATGCCTGCTGTGGGAGATGCGACTGCATTCTTTTGAGCTGTAGTCATTCTTGGAGGCATAAAAGCTTTAGTGGTTGATGTAACGTCAAGAATTGCATTGGCATTTGGAGAGGTAACACCAATTCCAATGTTCCCAGCAGAGTTAATTGTCATTCTCTGAGTACCAGTAGGAGTTGTGTTGGTTGCTCCTGTGTAGAATCTATGTTCTGTCACAGAGTTCAGTGAACCAGAACCACCCCCGTAGCTCACAGTATTAGATGAGACCCCGTTGGTTCCTAAAAAGTGAAGGACATCCGCTTGAGCGTTTGTGTAATGTCTCCCAGTGATATATGAAAGCTTTTGTGTCGCATCTGCCGTTGTGTCTGAAATTCTAAACTGATTAGCGGCCGTTCCAACGATATCAAGTCTCACTAGTGGATTGGTTGTCCCTAGTCCTAAGTTCCCAGACGAGTTAAGTCTCATAACTTCAGCAGCACTGGCCGTACCAGTTGGCGTGGTTAAGAAAGACCAGTAAGTCCCCTGGGCAGTGTCAGTCCAGTTTTCAGCAGCAAATCCTCTAATTGAAAGCCTTGAACTACCAAAGGCAGTAGCACCGTAACCACCAATATTCAAGCCGCCTAAGTTATCATATATCTGTGAAGCTGTCGGGGCTGCCAATGTTCCTCTTGCTGCTCTTCCGTTAAAGAATCCAGCCGAAGATGTTCCGTAACCAGTTACGGCTATAACTCCACTCGTTCCTTCTGCCACCACGTCCACTTTTGATGTTGGCGCAGTTGTTCCGACTCCAACAAACCCAGTGTCACCAACGAGTCTCATTAACTCTACACCATTTGTTCCATTGGAAGAGGCATGAAGAGTGAGGTCGGTTCTTGCTCCTGTAGTATCGTTTGAAACTAGCTTAACTGCTCCTTTGACACCTGTTCCACCCGCGCTTGTGTCTGCAGAGTAAAAGTCTAACTCTCCAACAACTTCTCCTGCTGTCCATGTACCGTTTTTAGTGCTCGATATTCTCGAAGCCGTTGCGGTTCCTGATACATCTAAAAGTGCTCCAGGGGCTACAGTTCCAATCCCTACGTTACCACCTGTAAAGATACCAGCGTAGTTGTTAGTTGCACCGTTTGGAGCTGCAATCATTACCCCGTAAGCATTTGTGGCACCCGAGGTTGTTCCACCTGTAACTCTTAAAGCTGTCGTACTTGCGATTGTTGCATTTGTTCCGCCAAGTGGAGGCCCATCAATTGAAAGTGCCGCTGCTAAGGTTAAAGCAGATGCCCCAACAAATGAGTGAGTAGATGGGGAGATCCTAACGTCTCTTTGAGCTGCCAATGTTCCCGTTGCATGCTGTCTTGCTTGTGCTAGGTCAAAATGCACTCCCAATGCTTCAGTCGATGCCGTTAAAGCTGAATCCGCTGATCCGGTTACTAGGAATTTTGTGTTAGCAGCAATTGAGCTTGCTGAAGTTGTAAAGACGTTCTGCTGCTGAGAAGCCGTGTACTTTGAAATCCCATTGACCTGAATCGATGTCGTCCCCGTTCCTTTTGATCCAAGAGTTAGGTCTTCATTTGACCCACTAGAAATAGCAGCAATAGCTACTCCCGATCCGGCCGCGGCACCAGTAACCTTTACGCCTGTAGCAGAGGAAGCCGTTGACGAATCAATTTGTAAAACCGAGTTAGTTGTACCGTTTGGCCCAACCGCAAGCGAGTTGGCACTATTTGATGTAATCGTTAGCGCATCGGTAAAGTTCTTAAGCCCAGCGATTGACTGTGCCGTTGTTAAGTCAACAAAGTTTTGAGTTGCTGAACCAGTCCCACCATTAGTGATTGGAAGGATTCCAGTAACATCAGTTGTTAAGTTTACTGGGCCAGTCTGGTTCTTTGTCCAATCTGTATTAAGAGCACCAGTCTTTAAGTAAAGATCACCGGTGGTCAAATACATTGCTATTGAGCCAATAGGAGCGGTTAAACCAGCGGTTGGTATAGTTGATGTGGTTAAAATCTTAGCAACGCCAAATAGGTCAATATTAGGCTTTAAAGTCTTAACGTCGCTCCCACTAAAGATAACCGCATCGGCGAAGATCAAGGTGGGAATTATCAAGAGCGTGATTAAGTATTTTTTCATTATTCTATCCTAATAAGTTTGCAACAATTAGACCTTCTGCAATTGTTCCCGAAAACGGCCCCGCGGTTGCCTGGAGACACTTTACAGAAATTCTTGAACCGGATGGAATTGGGAAATGCACTTCTCCGTTAAATCCTCCAGGGGGAACGTAGATCCTATCGACTTCAAACCCAGCGGCACCAATTGCAAGGATCATTGCGTATCCGCCAGTGTCCATTAACGTCAAATGATTGACGGTTGCAGACGTTGAGGCAATAAGCTCAGAGTATGCTGCGTTTGTTACACTTGTAATTGAGTAGTCTCTATAGATCTTATCAACGAGCGTTCTTGTTCCCGAGGCAGTGACAGCGGCCAATACGTCTAATTGAGTTGCTTCCGAGGCAAGTCCTGGAGCTGAAATAGATCCAACCGATCTAATAGGTAAATCAATATAAACTGAAGCCATTATTGAGCCTCCTTTGTGTTAACGAAAGCATCAAGAGAGCCAGTTCCAGAAGTTGCAGTGTAATGAAGGCGTGCCATTAGGTATTTAACATCGCTGACATTATAAAAAACATCTCCAGCAGCGGTAATTGCTTCCGTTGAATCCGGTAAAAGCATCCAATCAATCGCGTTGATACTTACCGAGATATACATTGAACCCACCGGAGAACCAGTGAAAACCGCATGAATAGAAAACCCGATTCTTTGAGCTAGTGTGATGTGTTCAGAGACAAAACTGCTCGACATATCCGCGTCTTCAATCAATCTATTGCTTAATTGACTAACCATTATTATCTCCTTACTCCGACAACCCTAGGCTCTTCATATCCTGAAGCCTTCCCGTTTTTCTCGAATGCTGTTATTTTTCTTATTTCTTCGTTTGCTTGTTTTTCCAAAAGTCTTTTAATAGAAGCCTTATGTAATTCGTTCTTCGCATTGTGTGCCATTGAGGCCATAAATAGCGCGCTTAAGAAATCATCCAGCGGCTTAAATCTCTTTGCTATAAATATGATTAACTTGATCATTTGCCACTCCTGGTGAAACCACCGTTGTTCATTTTCTTATATTCAGGGTCTTTCATCATCAAGTTAACGGCACTGACAAACTCAGCAGGGGATACTTCCGACGCTTTTATAAGGGCCTCCGAGAATTTACCCAATGATCCTGGATTTTCGATTAACTTTTTGGCAATCTTATTTGCCGTCATTGCTACAAAAGGTGACCCGTACTTCTTAAGAGTATTTGCGGTTAAGCCACCAAGGGCGGCACCTGCAGCAGTCCCAACTGGCCCAGCAGAGCTCCCAACTAAAGCTCCAATTCCTGCTCCAAATCCCTCTCTTATTCCAAAGTTTGTATTCGTCACATTAGCGGCTGCTTTGTTTTCGGCCATTTCTTTAACTTTATACAATGCTGAAAAGTTCTTGTTTTCTCTGTTGAATTGCTTTTTGATTTCCGGGTTAACTTTGCCAGCAAGGTCTGCGATTCTCTCTTGTACTTCGCTTCTTAGTTTGACAAGTTCTTGCTGATAACCAGGGAGGTCTTTGTTTGCCTTTGAGTAGTTAATTTGGTCATCGATCGATGCTCTCCATTTTCTCAGGTCTGAAAAATTAGCATCTTTAGGAATTGTCTTAACAATCTTGTCTAGTTTTCTCGCTATGTCTGGCCCGTCAACCGTTCCACTTAGTCTGTCTGCTGCTTTTGTTGAAAAAGATGTAGCAATGCTTTTAACGTCTTCAGGTTTTATTGCAAGTGAAGGATTGTTATCTAGGGAGTCATATACTTTACTAATCTGCTCACCGGATTTCTTTAATGCCTTCTCTGTGTTGACCAAGATATCTTCAATGCTAGACCCTGGAGGAATTAGTTCGTTGTCGATTATGGTTTGACCGATTCTATAAAGGCTTTTGTCCTTTACGGCCTTAGTTGATACTGCCTTGCTTGGGCTAATCGCTTCAAAAGCGTATTTCTGAACTGATTTATTGATGTTTTTCCCAGCGTCCTTAAGAGTCCTTCCAACTAACCCGGCTCCCTCGATCCCGCCTTGAAAAACTGCACCGGTTGCCGCATCAAGTGCCGCATTTTGTGCTCTCTCTATTGGTTGAAACGGAGAAACTTCCCCTTGCGTGTCGCCTGGGTTTCTAATTGCTCCCGTAACGGCACCCGTGCCAGCGGCCTGAACAAGTCGCCCTCCGAGGCCAGCAGCTCTTCCACCTAAACCTAGTGCACCTAAAGCTCCGCCTGTTGCCAAGCCCGAGGTTAATCCCCCTGCTAGACCTGAAATCATTGCAGTGGTTGGGTTCTCGCTCGCCTGTAGTTGTTGCCGAGCTATGTTTTCATCTCTTCTTTGCAGATATGTTGCAGGAGTGGCCTCTTGGATGTTGAATCCTTGAGCCCTTAACTTTTCATCCGTGTTGTCGCCAAATAAGCCCATCGCTCCTTGAATAAGGGGCTCTGTAGCAGCTTGTATTTGAGGTAAGTATCCAAACGCTGCTTGATTTCCAAATGACTCTATTCCGGTTTCAAGGGCAGAGGTTTGGGGGGCCATTGATTGATTAACCGACGCCCAGCTCTCTGCCTTAGATGGATCTCCGCCCTTAAAGACATGCCCATCCTCAACTGCGCCAACCGCCTTCCAGTTTTCCTGCTTTGAGGGATCGCCACCGATAAAGCTATGTCCGTCCTCGGTTTGACCGATTTTAGGCATGCCCATTAGTTACCACCACTGTACTTGAGCCATGGTGAGCCGGATGCTTGTGGTTGCGCTGTACCTAGTACTTGAGGCATCTGCGACTGTGTAAGTGGTTGTTCAATCCCGGATACGTTGTATCCAGAGCGCTTAAGGGCGTCTATTGTACTGTTTTGTTTGTTTACCAATAGTCTATTTACAATCTCAAGCTTGTTAGCCGCAACTTCAGGTGTGTCTGATAACTGTGGGAACATTTTCCTGTATTTTTCTTCGTCTTCTTTTCTAAGAACCCCGCCCTCCATAAACCTACCAAAAGACTGTGAAGCCGTTCTTAGTGAGGCGTCAGCGGTTTGAGCTCTTTCGTTGTATGGATTATAAGACGCTTTTCTTCCTGCTATTGGCCCAAACATGTCCGCGTTTGAAGCGATTATTTGCTTAATATCATTTAACATTGTCGGAATTTGATTTCCTTCATTAAAAGTAGCAACGTCTTTTGCTGAAATCTGTTTTCCCGTTGGTTGAGCGGTTTCCTTTTTGCTTTTCGATGCCTCTGCGTTGATCTTTCTTATCTCCGCAAAGGTTTTCTCTTTTTCAACAGGGGTCATTGCTTCGAGTTTATTGCCCTGTTTGGTTTTATAATCAATCTCGGCTCGTTTTGCCTCTTGGTTTAGCATTTCAAGTTGTTTCTTTGCTTCCATTTCTGCTTTTTTGGCTTCAGTATATGTTCCAAGTGGATTAACTGGACTCATTTGAGCCGGAACCGCTGCGCTTAGAAGTTCTTTCAATGGAGACTGCCCTGGCATTACCGGGCCTGATAACTCTTGCCCATATTGAGCAGGTTGAGCCGGAGCTACTTCGGTCTGCTTATACTCGCCCTTAAGTTGAGCAAGTGCTTGGTCTGGGTTTGCAATGCCCATTTCGTACATTTTTAACTTTGTTTGAGTATCTGCAAGGGCCTGCTGTCTTTGAGTTTGTTGCCCTTGTAGGTATGAAGAACCAAAGCCTTGCAATGCTTGTCCCAATGCCATATCAAGTGCAGATTGCCTCTGAGTGGGTTCTGATTGGATTATTTGAACCATTAGGCTTGCCCTCCAGGAACGAGCTTGTTAAAGGCTCCTGATCCTGCCATTCCTCCTAGGATTGAACCCGCAATAGGCGCAGCAGCGGCCAAAAGCCCGCCATTACTAGGTCTCGCTGCTTGTCCCATTTTAAGAACCTTAGACTGCCCTTGCTCATTTAATACTTGATTGATTCCACTTGATGCAAAGTTTAGGTTCTGTTGTCTCATTTGCTCTTGCAATCCTGGTAATTGAGCGCGAACCGCGCCAACTTGATCGGCAACGCCTCTTTGTTGATTAAGAATGGCACCAATCCCAGATGCAGTTCTTCCTAGTCCTCTTTGAGCGACTAATTGTTCAGCTCTTGTTTTTTGATCTGCAGCGTTTTGCATGATCTGGTTTTCTTGTGCAGTAATTTGTTGCTGAGCTATTCCGTTGGTATCTTTTCCAATACCTTGTCCGTACTGTCCTAAAAGCTGCTCTTGAAGTTTTCGTCCCTCAGGAGATGCCATATCTATTATTTCATTTGGCGTGGCCGCTTGGTCTACTCCAACAAGAGTATCAACTAAGGGATTAGTTACCTTACCAATTAAGCTTTCGAGAGGTTTGCCGACCACAGGAACGGATCCAATTATCTTTTGTGGTATCTTTAAAACTGATCCCATTCAGAGACCTCCATTTTGTATGTGCTCACTGGGCCTGCAATAGACGCAAGCTCAAAGCCATAGTTTTCAATTGTATGTTTTGATAAAGCGACGCCGTTTGCTCGGTCATCGGTCATGCAGTAAACGGTTTTCACTCCGGCTTGCTTGCATATTTCAAAGACCTGATCGGCTAAAAAGTATCCGTGTCCCGATTGACGATATTCCTTCATAACAAAGTAATCGTTAATCATGCAATCAGGGAAGTCTATGCGATAAACAATGAATCCCTTATCTGTCTTTATGACATCAAGGTTTTCCCGCTCTTTAATGTAAAGTTCGTATAGGTTCACTAAAACCGCCCGCTACAACTAATGCTCCCAAATGTATTCGTAAAGGCTCCGCCGACAGTAGTCACACATTGAAGTGTTGAGGTTGTTGTTCCTGGATAGTCACAACTAAACTGTCCCACGTTTGCCGCCGCTGTACCGGAAGCCACACTTCCTACGCATGAAATGGATGTAAAGTTTTTAACAAGGCCGATATTGTATATCCCAGTAGAACCGCCATAAGAAACTCCTGCTACAGGATACTCTGGGTTATAAATAAAACAATCCCCCGTTGTGCATGTATTTTGTGCAGTTGTTCCACCGTATACAATTGAAAACCTAAAAGCGTCAGAACCAATAAAACCATTGCTGGCCCAATTGTCTAGTGATGCTTTATCGATGGCACTGGCAGCATTATTTACAAATCTTCCCAATACTTTATTAGAAGAGGCATCATATCCATCTATTCCAGGCGCAGTTGTAGAAATTAAAAGATTAAGCGTTGTTCCGGTTGATCCTGTTTTTGCATAGACGTAATAAACAGTTACGGCAACCTCAGAAGAACACCCAGAGCATCCCCATGTCACGTTAGTTGTTGCCGTTGTTTTAACAAATGTTCCATTGACCGATAGGATACATTTACCGACTTGGACTGTGTTTCCATCAACGTAAGAGAGCGCGCACCCTTGATGAATTCCATTAGTAACAGTTGCGAAATCCGCAGCACTTAAAGCAGATGCCTCGAGCGTTCCGTCAGTAACACAACCACCGTCAAGCGAGTTAACTTTTGATACTAGTTGGTTAAAGTCAGCATTGAGAGCAGACGAAGTCAACGTCTGCCCAGTCGAGTAGTTCGTCCTGCTAGTTGAGCTACACGTTGCCGAGTAAGCTTCGTTGGCGATAGATAAAGTGATAAATAATGATAGTAAGAGGATAAAGTATTTCATGTTGCAAACATCCCATTTTTATTTAACTCAACTTGCGCAGAGATAAGACCAATGTTTCCACTGATAACGTCTTGTTCAAAAGATATTAACAACGCTTCGCCTGTCAAACTAAGGTCTCCCTTTACTGTAACTGGCACCCTATCATCGCCCAAACTGTCAATGTCTAATTGTGACACGTCCAGGATAAATGATTCACTGATATTCGGGAACTCGTACGTTAGCGAGTCGAATGGATCGACGTTGTAGCTTGGATAAGCTTTTACAGTGATATCGTTGTCACTTCCAAGCGCCTTAACTGTTAATGTTTTAAAGTTGTATGAAGTTGATTCGTCGTCTGGTTGAATGTAAGAAAGCTTCATTATTGCTGGAATTGAGAGCTGGTTAAGAGTTGTGTCCTCGTCATACCTGCTATTCTTGATCGAATAACTAAAGATAAAACCGGAGTCGTCTCCGATAAAAACTGCCTGGTTCCCGCTGTCGTCTTCGCTATCACATGCAGAAACAAGGTTGTATTTAAAATCAAAGATCCTAAAGCCACCGATTTTCTCACTGTAAACATAAGCCTTACGAATGCTTGTATCTTGTCCTTCCGATAGGAAGGTTAGATATTGCGAATTGATTGTATAATAAGCACTGAAAACATTGGCATAGTTATCGGCGTTGATCTCTTTTGTCCACCCGGTGCGGGTGAAGATGTCATCAATGTCACCATCGCCTAGAGTGAAAGGTGTGTTGTCCGCTTTTCTAACCAGCGTACCTCTTTTGATTACTCTCCAACCGTGGTCAGATAGGAAGTAAATCAATCCGTTTCCAATTCTAATAGTATCAGCAGAAACGCACCCAATATTCTCATCAAGAACTGCCTGGGCAGCAGTGCCGCCTATTTCTGAGTAAATTGTTATTGAGTTTCTTTTAAAGACTACCAAATAAGGAGACAATGAAGCATCATCAAAGAACCCGGTAGCAAGTCCAGTTATAGGCCCTTGTCCAGCGGCCAAAAGAACTCCTGGAACGTCTGCATTATCATAAGCATCCGGCAGATACGCCTTTGAAAAGAAGACTTCGCTCGGATAGGTTGAATTCCCTGCATAGGCAATCTTGTCACCAAATACGGTTAAGTATTTTCCTCCTCCTGACTCTGGAGGGAAGTTATCCACAGGGGGAGTAATCGTACTCGTTGACATCGCCGTTATGTTAGCAGATGTCGTTCCTAGGTTTATCTCTGTTGAATAAAGAAACGATCCATTTGCAGTCACGTTCTTTATGTAAATTCTAACCTTATCAATTGAAAGGTTTGTTGCCGATGCTGGGATTGATGTTATTGCAATCGTTTTATTAACCGCTGTCGCTGTTGCTGTCGCAGTTGTACTATAGTTAGATTCAAAACCTGTCGCGGTCGAATAAAAGGTAATTGCAACCTGATAAGTCGTTCCGTCAACCAAAGACCCTCCCGCTGCAATTGTAGCTGTTGCTGTTGAGGGAAGGGCTTGTCCCAGTGGACTAAAATTAGTTCCATCGTAAAAAAATAGGCCATCGCTGCCTAATGCAATGATGTGCCTATCTATAAATGTGACTGCTCGGTGCTTTACTCCTGCAGTTAATCCCGTCTTGAGGGATGTATGCGCCCCTGTGGGGCTTATTTTGTATAAAACTGTCCCTACTTTTGCCAAACGATATGCTGTGCCTGTGCCTTTTTTGAAGAAGGATTGGCTTGTAATAGAACCACCTAAAGAAGTGCTGTTATATCTCTTGAGTCCGTATCTAGTTTCCTCGATTCCTTCATTGCTTATGATGTTTCGACAATCAGACAACTTGTCTTGGTCAAGAATACGGTAACTGATTGGCTTATTTAGCTTGCGATAATCTTTAATCGCTCGTTTTCTAAGTGTCACCTAGCACACTCTCTTAACGGACATCGCTTGCCCGCCAGATCTTCCAAATATGCCCTTAGCTTCGTCTCTTATTTGTACGTAATTGTTTCTTTTAGACTCTTGCCCGTCTTGGTCTTTGTCCTCATAGCCCTTCCAAACAACTCCGGCATCTAAAACCTCTTTTAACGAAGGGTGAAGTTGAATTGCCCGGTCACCATCGGCGAAGATGCGAGATGGGATTCTATAAACCCAGTACGAAAGCGTATAAGTTGAGCTTGGTCGTGGGTAAATAAAGATTTTATCATCTGTCGTTCTTGCGTAATAGTAAGGTGTGCCTGTGCTTGTCAATCCTGGGTCATATTTTAGGATGTCATCCAAAGAATTCTCACTTAAGCAGTTCCCACTCCCTTCGATGATCGGATCGCCTGACATGCATGATACCAGGGCGTATTCTGGAGGCTCTATTAGCGAGTTTGCGGCACTTGAGATCGTGAGGGTTGTAGTTGTGTTGTCTTCAATCGTAGTGTGCAGGAAATAGCTTCCAGTGCCTTCCTTTAAGTAGACTCTTCTGTGGATAACGGTTGGCTTTACGGTTGCCGTCCCATCATAGAGATCAATGTCTGTTAAGCTTAGTGAAAGGTTAGGGGTTGCCGTTGTAACAGATGTCGATGCTGTTGATGGTTCACTCTCCAGCGATTCAACCTCTCTTCCCGATTCATCAAATAGGACAAACGTGACTTTAACTCTAAAAGCAGTGTTATCCGTCAAAGAACCGCCGTTTGCAGTTGCCACGGTTGCCTTTGTTGGTATTTGTGGGGCTATTGATATCTCTTGGTCGCCTGAAACAACTTGTTTCTTCATTTTAAATCTAAGAAACGGCCATTTGTGTGAACTAGCAATGTCCTTTTGGATGTCGTTTATCCACGAAATAACTCTTGCTTTTGCAGCGTTGTCTCTGAATCCATACTTGCGTACAAATTCATTTTGTAATGCCTCACCACTGTAGGTTGAACTCATTATTTTCTTCCTTTGCCGCACACACTGCGACCACTACTAATATAATAATCATCATTGTTGATTGCTGAATAGAGAAGTGCCCATAGGCGTTGCAGAATGCTGCGAATACGATGCTTGAAAAGACGCGATATTTGTCGTCTTTGATTGCGTACTTGTATAGGAAATAGAGGAATGTAATTAATCCCACTAATCCAAAGGCAGTTACGATAGACAAGAAGCCACTATGCTCTTGAACGACAGTTGCGCCCTTGTATGTGATCTTTTGATCTGCATACCAACCGACTCCGTTACCAATAATCCATGCTTTCATGCTTAACTTGCTTATCAATTCCTTCCATATTACCAACCGCCCACTATCCATGCCATTCATGCCAGTAAAAGAGACTGTTAACATCGAAACAATCGATAAGAGATAAAGCCATTTCTTCTTGATAAGGTTTCCCTTGTAGTAATAGACGAACCCAGCGAGTCCAGTAAGGATCCCTAGTGATGAACCAGTTGAGCATAGTGCCGCTATCGCTATTGGTAGCGCCCACTTCCATCCTTTACGATTAAAAGCGATTAAAGATATTCCCAAGTAGCCCCCAGACATATTATTGCTTCCAAAAGTCCCACTCGATAACCCAAAATCAACGGCAACTTCGCCGATTACTTGGATGTCTGAGTGGAAAAGCTTCATTACTGCATATTCTGGAGAGTAACCAAGTCCATTTAAGAAGATGACTAGTGCTTGGATTAGTGAACCGATACAAATAGCGTTCAGTATCCATGAAAAGTACTTGGCTTCGAAACACTCATAGAACTTAACAAAGAAGAAGGTACCTGCGCACAAGTAGAATCCATGAAACATGACATTGATAGACTCAACCATATGCTGATTAATTACTAGAAAAAGAAACGCGATTGCTATCGTAACCCACGCTTTTAAGGGCAGCTCTCTTTTAGGAGAGTTAAACATTATGCCTATTAAGCCACATGCCATTACAAACAAGTTGTCTTTCGACGTCCGATTCATATCGACCGAGGCGAGCCTGTTATAGATAGGCAATAAGGCAATCAGTAAGCAGGTTAAGCCGTGTGCAATCGCGCTTCTCATTTAATTATAGTCCTATAACCATGATTGTGCCGACGTCGTTAGACGTTACACTTGCAACAGTTATTGCAGATCCACTTTTTGTAACAAGACCTTGAGCTTCGCTAGTTCCATTGTTAAATGAAACGTGGTCGATAGTTCCAAGACCAGCATTAAAAGTTCCTGTAGTAACAGATGCGAAATCCAATTCCCAAACTTCCACTCTCATGTTTCCCATAAGAGACTGTCTTTTAAGTGTCGCTGAAAATGCCATAAATACTCCTTATAGCTTAATGTAAACTTGTACTGAACCAGATGCAGCAGCAGCATCGTAGAAAATCCCGCCAGGAACTTCAGTAGCAACATCAGCAGCGCGAGCAGCTAAGTAACCAGCGTTAACTGAAGACATGTAGAATCTCTTTCCAGCAACCGCTGAACCAGCACCAACGTCAAAAAGAGCTGAGTCTAGTTTACCGTTAGTTTGACAAGCACAGATTGCTCCAACAGCACAAGCAGTTTCCATAATACAAAGTGGAGATAATCCAGCAGTTGCAGAAATGATAACTGAAGCACCATCGTCTGCAGTAAGGTCAAGAGTAACTGCTGAACCAGCAGGAATGCTTACTGAGTGAGAGTTCTTTACGTTGATTGATTGTTTTTCAATTGAGTTTGCATCAACTGTACCGTCGTAGCTTAAAGCAGCTCCACGTCCAATTGTTCCGTTGAATGCGTGAACATTCATTGAAACTAGTGCGAATAAACTTATTAATACCTTTTTCATTTGTTCTCCTAAAGTTAAAGGGGGATTGCTCCCCCGTTTATTATGTTGTTGGCGTGATATCTTTTAACCAACCTTGGTATCTCAAGACTGAACATGCAAAAACACCTTTGTAGAAAAGGCGTTGCAACATTGCATCTTGAGTTTCTAGGTCTTCTTTTTGAACGCGTTTCATTTTGTACTCAGGGTGAGCATAAAGACGAACGTATTTCTCATTCAAGAAGATCATTGAAGCGTCTGGAGCTAGGTTGTCCACGATATGATCGATTCCAGAGTAAACTAGAGTGTTCCCGCCGTGTCCAAGATTATCAAGAGTAGATTCTCTTGTAGTTCTTTGGTGAGGCTTAAGAAGCTCGATGAAAGAGTTCATTACACCTTGTCTCATGATAACAAGAGTTGGTTTTTCGTCACCTTCAGAACACCCACCTAGAGTAGCTTGGTGAAGAGCTGAAGTAACTGCTCTGTTTGTTCCAGAGTTAGAGTTTACGTAAGCAACGTGAACAGAAACATCTGTACTAGTTACGCCACCGTAGTTAACTGCAGATGACTTTAAGAATGCTTGAACACCAACGAATTGCTTAGTTGTTAGAGCACCTGTTGCCGCTGTACCATCAGAGAAAATCCCTTTAGTAAAGCGTTGTCTCATTGCCATTTCCATCATCTTAAGTCTTTCAGAGACTAGGTTAAGACGAGCTTCTTTTCCTGAGTTTCTAGCAAGGTCACGGTGAGTGATTACTAGTGATTCTTGAAGTTCGATTAGGTCGAACGAAAGCTCAGTAAATGGATCGTACATGTCTAAAGATAAAGACTCTGCACCTTGGTAATAAGATCCGTTAGTATCAAGATCATCAACATAGTTGAATGGGAAAGTTTTCTTTTCCCCTGAATAGATACCTTCGTTTTTCTTAAGTCTGTTTAAATAAGCGTGGTTCTTGAAAATAGCGTCTTTTACTCCGCCTTCAGCATCGATACCTTTTACGGTTAATGCTTGTACTTGTCCTACTGATAATGACATTTGATACTCCTGTTATTAAATTGAATCCCTAAGCATACTTTCATAGTCTCCGGCCTTAAAGACCATGTCTTGTTTTTCACCCCTAGAGCTAGACGAAACGCCTGATCGTTTAAGCGCGCTTGCGTTTGCCTTGGATTTCGTTGCTAAAAGCTTCTGATAACTCTGATTGGCCTTAGCGATTTCTTTTCCATAAGCAGCGTAAAATGCATCCTCAACGCTCATTTTTCCTGTTGCATCTGCTGACCATACTCCCTTGACTTTTTCCCAATCCGCTTTCACTCCTAGCTTTGATAAACTTGCTGCGACTGTCGCCTGGACTTGTCCAAGCTCACTCTCCCAACCGTTTTTGATCGATGCTAGTTCTTCGGTCTGCTTGCTCTTCCCGAAATTGTTAAATTGCTCGCGCAGTTCTTTAATCTGCCCTTCATACTTAGCAATAACTGGTTGCTGCATTTTGAATTGTTGTAGTTCTTGGTTGTAAGCACTTTGAATAAAGGCGAAGAGTTCAGGATCTTGAGTCTGCCATTTAGTAAGCATGCTCGTAATGATGTTATTGTCATTAACTACATCGCTGATCTCTTGTTCTTTTTGGGCAAGTGCCTGCTCTGTTTCCTTGAATTTGACCTCTTTTTGAGCAAACTCTTCGGTTTTTAGCCTCACTTCTTCCGCGTGGGCCATCGTTTTCTTGGTGTAATCGAATCCTTTTTGAATGATCTCTTTCAACTGGTCAGGAGAATCAATTTTAATAGGCATTCCATTGTGAACGGCACCTAGTTGATTGATTTGTTCAATTGCCTGGGCAACGGCTTCGTTGCTTACAGCTTCTTGTCCTACCTTGCTTAAGATATCTCTGGGGTCTGCTTCCTCGGTGTTTTCTGATGGGTCTGTTTCCAGTTGTCCATCCACATTGGAGACCTCAGTTGAAACATCATCGGTTCCGCTGTCCTCAGCGGTTAACTCGTTAGCTGCTTCCATTAGGTCGAATACTTTTTCTTCTGACATTCTTATAGTCCCTGGTTATTTAGGTTGGCCGGAGTGGCTCCTTCATTTGCCTGTGGAACGCTCATTAAATCATTTGGAACAATGAGAGAGTTGATAGAGGCTTCCTTCGCCTGCTTTTCAAAGACCTTTCTTTCGTCACCACTTAAAAGATCGACCGAGGCACTTCTACCTAAGTCCATAGCGCCTTTAAGTTTAATGTTTTGTTCTTGTAGCTGTGCAAGTTGTTGTTCGTAGTTCGCTTGCATAGTTTGAGCTTGTTCTTGTATCTGTTGTATTTGAGCTGCTTGTTGATCTCTTTGAGCAAGAGACTCGATAATCATGTCCTTTTTGGGAATGTCTGCAACTTTTAGGAATTCTTGGATTGTTATGTGCCCGCCGTTAAGTAGCATCATATAGACAGCATTAACCGCGTCCTTATCTACTCCGGCCATTGAACCTGGAGAGATTTCGACGATGTAATCTAGGTCTTCGACTTCGAGCGGGTTGTAGACAACCTCTTCGATCTTAGTAAAGTCGCCTCTAAATCTTAAAACCTTTTCTTCTGTCCAGTTATTAACAATTAGGCTCGCCGTTAAAGAGGCAAGGCGCTTCATTGAGTAATATTCTAAGACTCTATTCTTTAGTCTGATTCGTCCGACTGCTTGGGTTTGGATCTTTTGGACAGTAATGCCTGAAACATTTCCTTGAGGCATGCTGCCATTCATGGTTGCTTCGTTTTGCCCCGAGATCATTTCCATTGTCTGTTGATCAAGGGTTTTTCTGCGCTCCAACTGAGGAGATACTTGCCCCGGCTCAAGACGTCTTAACTCAGTACCGCGTTTCTTAAGAACAACGATTCCAGGGGCATTTGTGAGCTTCTCAGCATCAACCTCCGCCTCTGTGTCTCCGATCCATCCTGGATTACTTGTTAGTCTTAGGCCTTCAAGCTCTCTAAAGTCCATATCGTTAAGCGTTCTTTGAGCGTCGATGATGTTTTTAATCTCACCAAACCCATAGATTGTTTCGTCTTTGTAGCAATAGAACGGAACGATTGGGAGCATCCCGTTTTCTTCAGGATTGGCACCGTCGTATAAAACAACGCCTTCGATCCACTTGATAACTCTCCAGCCGTCTTCAAACTTAGGCTCTTGCCCAGTAGGATTGATTTTCTCCATTTCCTCATGTTCTTCGAGGTGGTTTTCAATCATCTTAATGATCAATAGACCTTTATTGAGTTGCTCTGCTGCTTGAGGATTTCCTTGTAGGATCTCATCAACCTTCGCACTCGCCTCTTCATAAGAAGCTTCTGGAGGTAGTCCAACTACAGCAAGCAATTCTGCTTTTTGAGCATAATGAGCTGCCTTGTGTTCCTTGTGGTTTTCCCACTTGGTAATATCAGGAGACTCAGCGTTTTTAAATTGCTCTGTCTCTTCTGCTATTTCTTCCTGAGTTTCCTCGGGTTCAATATTTTTTAACGAATAATCCTTAATCCACGTTTCGTTGTAGTTAAGAATGTCCTTTGCTTTATATGCTTTAGGTTTCCCCATTGCAGCGTCACGCCCCGAGATATCTCTTCTTTCGAAGTTATCATCTCCAGAGTCGTCAACCATAGACTTGCCGCCCTTAATTGCTTTAATCTCCTCAGCGAATTCCGGCCATGAGCGAGCTAGTGCCTCTCTTCGCATAGGAATTTCAAGGTGCATCTTTTCAGCATAATCAAGAGAGCCGACGTTTCCGTCTAGCCAAACATATTTCCAAGGGAGTTGTTTATACTCAACCTTGCCGTCGCCGTTGTCAGCATCGGGATTATAAAAAGCATATATATAACCAGGAGCACTCATAAGGGCCGATCTCATTAGAGATGGCAGTAATAGTTGAAGATTTTGGTCTTGATAAACCCATCTAATAGATTTCTCGAGCATGTCAGCTTGAGGTTGTTTTGAGCTTTGAGAAGCAGTGAGGAGCGTTCCTGGCATAGCGTCCGTAAGAATAGGGACTTCGCTTTCTATGATCTTGAAGATGTGGTTTTTGACGGTCTTGACGTTTTCGCCCGTCTTGTGTTGCTTGCCATAATAGGCATCATCATATTGCTCCCATTCTTTTTCAAACGGCTTGCGGTATGACTGCAGTTCCTTTTTGGCTTCTTTTGCAATCTTTAATGATTCCTCAGTCGAAACCATACTCATATCATCGTCGGGCTTTTTTGTGTCTTCATTTTGCATATCTTTAAAGGTAAGATTGGAGGGTACAATGCACAACACATATTCGGGAAATCGTAATGAGTGAACTAGAAGGATTATTTGAGTTTGAATTACCAGATGGCGCTAAGGTTGAAATGAGTATCCATCGAGCGAGATCGCTTGGATGCAAAAACATCACAAAGAGATGCGACGAGATTGTTGAGTACTATAAATCTAAGGCGAAAAAAAAACACAGGAAAGATGGTTTCGTTCCTGGTTGGCAAGAAAATATTCGTATGTATATTTCATGTCCGTACCAGTACCGGAGGGCGCTGAAGGAGTTAGGGCTAGTCGAGATCGGGAACGATTCTACGCCCCAAGACTCGACGAAGACATCGAACCCTTTTAGCAATGATGCGATGATTAAGGCGGCGATTGACTCTGGTGTTTACCTATCGGGGCGAGAGATCGATGCGCTTAAGTCTGGTGATTACTTTAAGGGATTACCAGTCGTAGATGAATCCGAGAAGAATTGATCCTGCTAGTGCTAGCGTTAGAACCACAACGAGAACCAGTTCCCACCACTCAGTCTTTTCGACAATCTCTTGTCTTTCGACAGGAAGCCCTCTGGTTGTTGGAACATTGTTAGTGGTGACATGATCAAGCACAATCTTGTTATTACTGTCTAGCACCTCGGCTTTTCCTCTAATGATCCAAGCACTAAGGTTCTCGTCGAAGCGGGCAAGGTGTCCGGCTGCGGTTATGCCTATCAATTGCTCACCTTTTACTGCTATTTGTACAATTCTATCGTGCATTTTCGTCTCCATACCAGTCATCTCTCTTGCCGTTGAACTCGCTCATTGGGTCGCCTGCAGGGCTAAAAATCTTTGCTTTGATTGGCTTTGTATTGTGAACTATAGTTTCAACCTCTGTCTCGGTTGCTCTCTTGTAAATATGGTCATATTGGTGCTTGCGAAGTTCACCGCTCAGCTCGGTAATGAGCCTTAAGTTGTAAATCCCCCCCCAGAATAACAAAGCAATGGCCGCCCAAAGTAATATATCCACTAGTAATCCTCCAAACTAAACACGCTCTTCTTTTTTTTATCTAATTTTGCTATTTCTTCGCGTGATTTGTCCATGGTTTCAAAGATTAACTTCTTTGGTTTGCCTGGGTTGTAGACAGTTGCGGACTCGTAAATCTGATTGAAGCCCTGGAGAGCAAGGCAAGTTGCTACAACTCGATCCTTTCCATTAAGCTCGACGCTCCCATCTGACTCTCGAGTGCATCTAAGCATCTCTTTAAGTGTTCCATCGTCTAAAATGGTCACTTCCTTGTCCCTATAGGCGGCTATTAAGGCGTTCAACATTACTTGCTTAGTCTTTACATTGGTCTGCCATCCGATCTTACTAGTGATCTTGTGCTCGTCTAGTTCGTCATTAACTTCTCTGTTGTAAACACGCGTGTAACCCATGTCCTTAATGGCGTTTAACGTGGTGTGTCCCATTGCATTAATTTCAGGGACAATGATTGCGTTGTTGTATGTTCTCGCTAGTTCAACCAAACATCGTCCAAAATGATCAGGATCAAGCTGTCCGTGAAAATGAGCAACCTCTTTCATGTTAGAATCAAGAATCTTTGCGTGAGAAGCATCTCCTATATCTAAGCCGAGTGAAACGTCGGCCCCAATTGAGTACTTCATCCCGTTTTCAGGCACAAAGTAGACCGTTAATAGCCTTGGATACATTGCCAGGAACGTCTGCTTGATCTTAACTTGATGTTTCTTAGGAGGATGGTTTCTCAAGTCCTCTATGTCGTTCTTGAGCGATTCCATGTCAAACACTGGTCGCCCCGTTGAAAGGAATGCTTCAGATGGATATGAGGGGAAATCCTGTTTAAACCGCTCAACGGGTTCAAGTGGGGAGTCGGATGTCTTTGAGTATTCTGATATTTTAAGCCGTCTCCAAACAAGATTGGCGTTTGTTATGTCGGGGCACCTTTTAACCAGGTCGATTTCTTCTTTGGTAAGGATAAATCCGCGTGGGACTTCTATGGCATAGTCTGGAATTGACTGCCATGGAACAAAGAATGGGCGATATATTGAGCTGCCCTCTTCAGCAGCACACCATAAATTATAAAACGCTTCGCCATCTCCACTCATGCCATTAGCAGTCGATTCCTTTACGATAGATGTCCCTCTTGCAAGCGGGATACTGTTTCCGAGCCCTTCGTCTGTCTCCATTGCATGTGGAAAAAAGGCAAATTCAGATAAGTGCGCCCAGTTTCTTGTACCCGCTCGACCCGCGTTCGCATCTTGGGCAGTTTCGTACTTAAACCCCGACCCCAGTCCAGGCTTTGCATTCCTTAGTTCTCTATTTGGGTTATCAAAAAGAACCTCGTCACTATTATCCTTTGCTATCATCGGTTTAATTTTATCTGGAATATGAGTGATGTAATTTGAATAGATACTTTGAAGTTCACTAGTACGCCCAAACTTGTCGGCCATAACAATGCCACGTTCGTTATGCCTAGTAATGGTTCTATGGATATTTATTCCGGCCTCTAGTGTGCTAAATCCTGATTGTCTAGGTTTTAGTATGATTGCCCTAATGATTCCAGTTGGAAACGAATCCGTCCTCCACTGGAGGTACTTCTTTTGATAGTCCCTTAAAACAAACGGTTGAATCCCATGTATCTTAGTCTTAATTTTTAAGACTCTCGGGCAGTAATAGGAGAAATCAAGAATATTTGACATAAGTCCATCATTCTCCTGTTGAAACTATCTTTTCTTTTTGGCCAATTCTGCTTGTGCAGCTTCAATGAAGTTACAAAGAGCAAGTGCGCGATCAAGTGCAAGGCAAGCGTCTTCAATTGCTAAATCAATTTCACGAAAGCCTGCTGGAATCGCCTGCAGTTTTACCTTCAAGTTGGTAATCACAACCGATGCTGGAATCTGAATGTTAACAACTGGAGTTTCTACTGTCTCAACTGTCTTTACTGTCTCAACAACCGGACACTCAACAACTTCTTCTTTCGCTTCTTTTTTAACTGCTTTTTTCTTAGTCATATATAGCTCCTTAAAATGTATATTCTTCTGGTTTATCTGCGGCGAGTATGGAATCTGAATTGTACTCAAACCAAGCATGAAACTCTTTTGGTGTTAAATCAAGCCTATGTAAACGAATGCGCTCTTTAGGATACATGTCTTCACTTGGGAAATGTCCGCGAGCTTCTTTCATTAGTAGGTCGTAAGTCATTTGGTGACTAGGTGGCACCTTGATTTCAACAAAGACCACAAACCTATCTGTGTCGTTGTCCTTGTAGTATTTGCACACTTGGTCTTTTGTCAGATGGTGAACTCTCGGTGCATTATCAACTTTAACAAAACAAGTCTCTTCGCACTTCCTAATATCGATGCCATTCAGCAACTCCATGTGAGCGTCGTTTAATTGCCCTTTTAAGCGGTCTCTCTTGAGTATCATGAGCATTAACTCAAACTCGTTAGCAGATTGCTTCTCGCCCATATAAAGCTCAATTAGCTTTGCTTTTAAAGCGGTAAGCTTTCGTGTCTGCATTAGCCCGCGTTCAAACTCTTTTCTCAATAAAGGAAGGTCGTTGATATTGTCCTTAACTTCCTTTGCGTCCGCCTTAGCCATTAGTTGTCTCCGAGTGTTTTGATATAATCTTCGTATGAAACTTCTACGTTTTTGTTGGTGTTATCGCTCTCTATCTTATTTCTATCAAATTGCTCAAGATAGTTTTTACCTAAATGGATAAGCATTGTTGTGTTACCCTTCATTGCTTCCGAAAATTGCTTGCGTCTAACAGAGATTTTTCCCATGTCCTTATGTCTCTGTGTATAAGCCGAAAAAGTGCATCCAAACTTTTCCCTAATTCTTTCTTCTAGAGTGTCAACCGACATGTCAAACCAAGACGCTATTTCGCCAATAGTTGCCTGGTAATTACAAAGCTTTTCAAACTGTTCAAAGTCAATCTCGATTCTAGGTCTGCCCATAATCTTTGTCTTAGGCTTACTCATGAGTTGCAAATCCTACGTTAATTAGTTTGTCGTTATTGGCAAATAGGCTAATAAGTTTGTTGATAATCTGAACATCGTTAGTGTTTACACTAAGGGTGATGTCAAAACTCCCATCGGCAGTACTCTTGATTGACTTAATAACCGCCTCACATGCTCCAATTGGCTCACTCATTTGCTACCCCAAACATAATCCACATAGTTGTGATGACTTTGATTTCGTTTCCGTTAAACATTGGATGATTCTTGGTGTACTTGAGTCTCCAAAGATGGGCGAAATACTCAGCTAGTGCTTTATACTCCTCAGGATAGTGAGTCCGAATTCCGTTTTCCCTATCTGAATAGGAAGAAATTGCCATCATGTTATCCAGAGCAACCTTTGACTTAGTAATTCCTAGCGACTCGCGTACCCATCTAAGGCGTGAACCAATGTCGTTAAGGCTTCTAAGTTGTGTTGTTGTCATGTAAATAAGTTTCCGAGAAGTCGGATGGGATGTCAAACTAAAAAGCTTTTATCCTAACGAGTGCTTTTTAATTACATCCAAGGGAACTAACCAAGTCGGCAAATCAGAACGCTGCAAAACCCACCTCTTTTGATCCATGGATAAGTTCCCAGGATTCTCGTTAAACTTCTTTAGGAGGTCTAGATACTCACAAATTTCCCTCTTCTCCTCTTCGCTCAATTCCTTCCACGTTTTCATAACAGTCCCAAAAGGCGGGCGCGATCTCTTAAGTGAGCATTGGCCATATCCGTGCTTAGTTTTATTTCTGATAAGAATAGCTCTCTCAAGTAGGGAGGTATTTTAGCTGTCCCTACAAGTTGCTCCAACTTCATTTCCCTGGTTGTCCTATCAATCTTTTTACCATCCCATCTAGGTCTAGGAAGATTAGGAGAATGGATTTGAATCTCGTCCATAGCTTCATAGTCAGTTTTTCTTCCTAACATGTCATTAACGCCAATCATTTCGGCAACCGACTCAGGTCTTCCCTGAGCAATCCCCATTGAGCGTTTAAGCTTCGCCATTTTTTCAAAGTTAAAAGTCCCATCTGGATTACAGGCTTGCCAGTCTTCTATGAATCCGGTTCTACGGTTCTCGATAGACCGCTCCGACTTCCACTTTTCAGCTTCACGGGCATCTTTAAACTCATAATAAACAAATTCTTTGCCTATATGAAAATGGGCCTTATTTCCTACAACCTTCCAGCACTCATCTTCTGGAATATGATTGATGGCTCGTTCTTGTCGTTTCATCTTTCTTCTTCTCCTTTTCAAATATCTCTTGAATTAAGCTGTATTTAACCGGGGCGTCTTTGATGTACCTATTTACGTCAAATGGTAATACATAATATATATCTTTTGGTTGATGAAATCTGTGCTTTGCAATTTTTACAAAGGTAATTTTTTTATCCTCCTTTGTTTTGGTTTGAAGAGTAAAGAAATAATCACTTTTAAGGTAATATTGGGCCGAACCACGCACATCTTCCCCTTGAAATTGGTGGCTTTGCTCTGTTTTTACGCTCTTATTAGTATGAGCAATGAACATTAGGGCTATTTGATTTAAAAATAGATTTTTCTTAAGCCTGTCTAAAAGTACTGCCATTTGGTCAGGCCGTACGGTGTCTCCCAATATACCCCCAGTTGTTATATTATCCCAAAAAAGAGCCTTTATGTCGTTTTCAATGGCAAAAGAAACAATAGCATCTATCTGCTCCTCCTTGGTGTCATACATAGCCACAATCTTTGATTCAGATGCGTACATTAGGTTTTCCCAGCAAATTGGCTCTCCTTGGCGCTCAAACCCAGATGAATATTCTATGTCTGTTTCTTCGGACAATATAACCCCTACTTTTTTAATCTCTGAAGTGTCTGTAATGATCGATCTGAGCAAAGTTGACTTGCCCATTGAACTTGGGGCCAGAAGACCATGTATACAACCCGGTCTAAGGCCGTTAATAGCCTGTAGGAAGCGATATCTTGACCCAAAATGCATTACCCTACCGGCTTGCTCGTGTAATCGAATCTCGGTCAAATCAGGCGGTAATTCAAACATCGGACAAACCCCCGCGTTGCTTGCGTAGCGCCTCTTGCTCCGCTTCGTCGTCTGCGTAAATTTGTGCTAGCCAATCATCCACTGTTTTCTCCTTGGAGGATTCCTTGTTTTTAGCAATAAGAAAGTTTCTAATCGAATCCTTTTCGTTCACAAAATAATGAGCAATAAATCTAGGCCAGTTTTTTTCCTTGTCAGGATTTCCTAAAAACTTTATCCAGGCATCGTTTGCAACTTCGCGTATAACATCTTCTGGATACATGCATCTTTCTTTAAGCGTCACCATTAAATCTTGCGGTATGTCGGGATTATTATTAACGGGAGGCGTTGCAGCCTTCTCTTCTTCTTCTTCTTCTCTTCTTCTCTTCTCTTTCTTATCTAGGAGCAAGTTACTTGCAAGTTGCTTGTCAGTTACTTGCAAGTTGCGAGAGTGATTATCTTTTATTTCCAATATCTTACGCCATTCGATTACGCAATCGTTTCCCGAATAATTGACTTTCATTTCCGTAAAGGTCGTCAAATGGTCGAGGAAAGGTCGGCAATCGGTCAGCGACCTAAACCGTAATGATTGGCGAATGGTCTCCAAATCAAAGTAAAATATAGTCTCGTTTTTATCGAGTCTTTCTGCTATTAACTCGACGAGTCTCCAGAACCTAGCCTCCCCCTCTAGGCCATACTTTTTAAATATGGCCATAAGTGTCCTATCTCTATGGGCGTTTGAATAATGTTTAAACCACTTCATTTTACCAACTCCTTAAATGTTTCTTTGGATCAAGCTTTTTCTTTTCATGAGTCGTAGTCTTACTCCATGGATATGAACCCATATGCACATCGCTGCCCTCGGTATAGGTGTTAGGGGTATCGTAAGCGAAATGGGTGTCAATGTTGATGATTCCGGCCGACATGAAAAACTCAATGTCGTTGCTTGTAAATGACCTTAATAGTGTCAATAGCGGAATCGTGCCCTTATGTACCCTAAACAGGATTTCGAGCTTTAAAACCCGCATTCCTAGCTCTAAAATGTCATCGCTGCCATTCAGGAACTCTTCGAAAAATTGTTGTGTGATTTTCATCGATCCTCCATTGTAAAAATTACTTAGAGGTGTTGCGATTTAGAATGAGATATAGTATTTAATTACTAGATTTCGCTCTAAGGTCTTACTCACCTTAAGCAATATGTTTGAAGCCTCTTTTAGCGAAGAGGCTTTTTTTATTTGAAAGAACGATAGTTAGGATTTTTCGATAAATCAAGACGAAAAAGGTTAAGCTTTAGGATTTCGCCACTTACCTGTTAATTCGCAGACATACCACCCATTAGATAAAAGCCACTCCATTACAGATGAATATTTGCTGGCCATGTAGTTAGTTGAATGGTTATGAAAGTTGGCATGACATTGCTTGCACACGGGAATCATGTTTTCAGGCACGTCTTTGCCACCACTGCCCCTTGTTTTGATATGATGAAAGCAGTTTCCATTTTCAGCGCTTGCCTTGCAAGAGACGCAAGGATCTTTAGTTTTATAATTGTTCTTTTTCACTTCGCCCCTTTCAACCTTGGAAGGCTATAAAATTAATTATAAATCTTTTTCTATGACTGGTCGCAAACGACGTCATGTACTTCTGGACACCTTTGTCCGAAAGGGTCTGTTGGGCAAAAACTTTTTATAGCCTCCTTGTACTTCCTAACAAATTTGTTAAGAAGTACAATTGCCATTACTTGTTTCGTTCTTCCAAGGTCAAAGCCTCGTATTCGTCTTCCTCTTCCATTTCTTGCTCTTCTTTAAATAGGGCTTCTTTTACGCACTCTGTGCAAAGTACATCCTCTTCGTATTGGTGAATCATTAGGTTGGTTTTTGACTTGCAACAGTCACACTCTAATGGTTCGTAGTAAAATGCGCTTGATTTTGATCTCATATAATCTCCTTTGAAGTTGATTGATTTTATCATGAAAGAGGCGCGATGTTTTGGGGTGTGAAATTGTTACCTAGGAACGGTATAAAGTGTAATCTTAATAGACGGCTTGTCTCCGTTGATCTTTTTAAGCAGCAAGCTAACTATTTGGGCGTCGTCTATATCGTGGAGGAATAGATTGTCCATGACGCATTTTCCCAAATTGTCTAAGTCGAACGATTTGTTTGAGACTTGATTTCTTAAAGTATACAGATTGGGCATAGTAAAGATTAATTCTGCATGTAGGGCTTGAGTAGTTGGTCGATAGTCTCTAAAGAAACGCTTTATATCCATTAAATAAGGGGCGGTGTTCGCTTTGAACTCGGCCGCCCACTTTGAATACTCTTGACTTCTAACTCTTCGACCGTCTCTTAGGGTTGCAAAGGCATGATTAAGACTCAACGGCCTCATATTCAGCTCTAAGCTCAGCGAGTTGCTCTGTATAGATACCGGACTCGACGTTAACGAGGTAACTTCTGATTGTTGATTCAAGTGCAACTTCCCACGGCTTTTTAGTTTTTCTTTTCACTAAATCGTCCGCAAATTCCTCAAGTACGTCAACACTTAGTTCGTAGAACTGCTTGCCTCTAAACTTAGAGTTCTGAAATCTATAAAGAGGCCCGACGGCTTTTTCTTCCTCTGGGATTGGGTTATCTATTTCTGCGCTTTCGTTCATGATTTGGATCAACGACTTTTCAGGAACCACCTCAATGTCTTGCATTTCTTCGTTAGATAAGAAACCTAGCAAGCTGTCCGCAAACTTAACTCGATAGGCTTCTGATAAGGCACGTGCTCGTAACATGGTAAGCGGTTGGGTAATATAGTTTGTTTTTCCTGCGAGTCCCATTGCCTTCGCCTTTTCCATGTTCCAAGTAGCAACATACTCAACGTCCTCAGGATGCCTTTTAACCGTGACAATGACTTCCTTCTTAGTTTCGTCCTGCTTAATGTCTATAATCGCTTTAGGATGCCTATTAAGCACTATAGCGGTCATTGTTTGAACTTTAAGCGTGACCTGCCCTTGCACAACACAAATGGAATTGAGTGCGATGAGCGGATTAAGCCCAAGCTCTTTACCATAAAGCATCGTGACGAAAACGTCCTCGGGTTTGCCGATAAAGATTGAGGGGATCATTTTTGACTTACTTAACTTGACTGCGAATTCCCATACGTTTAACTGATCATCTTTTGATAGAATCATTTCCATAAATACCTCCAGGTTTTAGCTGAACTTACTATGACTTCATTTTTATATCAATGTGGTGTGAAGATATTTTAGAAAAGCGGAGCTATGAAGAGATGTTATGCACTTCAAAGAACAACAACCTGGAGACATGCCCCGCTTAATCTCTGTTTAACATACGTCTAAAAAAGGTGCAAGTTATTGATGTAATGTA